CGTAATAGACGTAATGGTGTAATAACGTAATGTAATCAACGAGTTATGTTAGTACAGTACATTACAGATTGTTTATAGGAGTAATTTATATAAAATGCGCGCGCAACTTTTTTTTTGAAAAAAAAAAAACTTACTCTTGGGTAAAAAGTCCTTACTGGAACGCTACAAGTACACAGAAATGAGGACTGGTTAGGTTAGAAGGTTTAAAAAGGAGATAGAGATGGCATTGAAGGACGTTTACAACAAGGCCCCGGTGGCCCAAAAGAAGCTGAATCAGCGCTTGGCCAAGCCGGTGAAGCCCTTGAATCAGCATAAAAAGCCCTTGACACCCCTGGAATGGAAGTTTGTCCAGGAGTTGGTATCGGGCGCGGGTTCAATCAGCCCGACTGAAGCGGCCAAACGGGCCGGATATGCTGAAAAGTCTGCCGCAGTAAAAGGGTATACCCTGACAAACCCTGAATACCACCCCAATGTGGTGGCCGCGATCCAGGAATACCGGGCGGAACTGGCCCTAAAGTACGGGACGACCTACGAGAGGCACATGAAGGACATGCAGACCATCAGGGATGCTGCTTTGACCGCAGGGGCCTATGGAGCCGCCGTACAGGCCGAATATCGCCGTGGACAGGCCCTGGGTACCATCTACATCGATCGCAAGGAGATAAGGCACGGAACGATCGATTCCATGAGCAAGGAAGAGGTCATGCGTAAGCTTGAGGAAATCAAGAAGCTGTATGGCGGCCCGCCCCCGACTGCAATCCTGGAAGTCCAGGCCACCGAAGTGGCGGCCAGCGTGGAGCATGATCCTGACTTTGACCCGAATGTTGTTTTGAAGGAAACCAAAAATGCCAGCCAAGCCCGAGAGCGCGCTATACAAGCGGATAAAAGAAAACCTGCTGAACTGCCGGATAACGAGGCTTGAGTCCCGGGTAGGCCTGGGGATTCCTGATTGCCTGATTGCATTTCCTGGAAAGTGGGTGATGTTGGAGTTGAAGGTTGTCAGGCGCGGGAAGAAGGTCAACTTGAGTCCGCATCAGATTGCCTTTCACCTGGTGCATGGGGAAATGAGGGTACCAACCTTTATCCTGGTTCAGTACTTCCCGCCTGGCGTTACCCAGGGAGCCAAATCGGAACTGTTGCTTTTCCGTGGAGACCAGGCAGAGGAACTGCACCACCTGGGCGTGGACGCGGAGCCGCACGACAGTTGGTCTCTGACCGGGCCGGTTTGGCACATGCTCCGACTCAAATTAATTGGGGGTTAGGGAAAGCACCTAGTGACGTATCGAAAAAACGTGTATGATGCGATCAGCCAGGCGAATTGTTCCCTGGCTGAATAATCTAGAAAGAGAGAAAGATATGGCAGTTTCATTGAAGAAGCGCGATAAGCATGAAGAGGTTTATCGCAAGCGGTTGGCTACAAACAAGGCCGCCTTTGATCAAATGACAGAAGAACAACAGAAGGTTGTGCGGGACACCCAAGTGGCGTTACGCAGTTTTGTGTCTGACTTTTCTGATTCGTTTGACGTAACCACAAGCACCGCACGTGAGTTGCAAGATTGTTTTTGGCGCATGAACAATGCATTCAGAACAGAGGAGGACGCAGAATGAAAGTTAATCTCCAATTGCGCGCCCAGTACGGATTGGGAACTGTCCGGGCCTACCGGGAACTTATTGGCCGTGATGGCCCAGTTGATGAGGATGCCGTGACTGACATGCTCACCGATGTTTGGCATATGTGTGAGTCCCTGGACATTGACATGCGTAAATGCCACACCGCCGCGTTACTTCATTTTTGTGCTGAGAAAGAAGGTGTTCAATGAATAAATACCAAGTAGAGGTTCGCATGTCTTACTTTGTTTGGGTGGACGTGGAGGCGACCGATGAGCATTCCGCAAGAGACCAGGCATTGCGCCGGGCTTACCGGGAACAACAAAAGGGCATGGGCGTTTGGGGTGAAGAGCCCCAGGTCACAGTTGTGATCAAAGAGGAGACAGTCGAATGAAAGAACAAATTGAAAAGCTGCTTGAAGAGTGGCACCCTGCTGAAATAGGCCGCCTGGTTGGGATACCCAGCAACGAGGCCAAAAAAATTGTCCGGGAGATTTATCTTGAGTGGGGCCATAACGAACCGGAAGATTGGGAGGTTCAGCTTATTGGGGACGACCAGTACGTCCTGTTTTTGAAACAGGGGGACGAGTGGATTGACGAGAATGGTGACTATCGATGTTTTGATTCTGAAGAAGAGGCCCTTAGCCACCTACGTGAATCGCTCCAGTTGTGGCATGACGAGGTGGCCCGGAACACATTTTCTTGAAAGCTGCAAATCAATGCGCCAATCAAAATTACCCGATCGATACCGAAAGGTTGATCAGCCGCCCAGGCCACCACCTGGGCCGTTCAGACTAAGAGATGTTTTTAAGTTGGCCATGATGGCTTTTTTCAACAACGTGATAAACAAAAAATAGGAGTTGACAATTTTTTTCGATACGTGCTATATTGCTCCCAGGTCATGTGACCTAACTTAAGAAAGAGAGAAAGAAAATGATTTTGATATCAGCTCAAGAAAAGTCTTTGTCCTACAAAGGGGACACAGAATATGCTTTACGTTTGGTTGAATCGTTACGTAAGGCATACGACGACAGCAATGGGGAGATGCCAAAAATGCTAAGTGATTTCGTGTTCAACATTGAGGTTGAATTGCAGAACGCGGGCATCTTGGATCAGGACTTTAATTTACTGGCCACGGGAGAGGACAAATACGTACATTGTCTTAAATGTGATCATGTGTGGAATGAATCACAGTCACCAGGTGTTTGCGCACATTGCGGAAATACGGACATGCAACAAACTGTTTATCAATTGGCACCCACGGAGGAACAATAAAATGAAAACCTATATTGTTTTAATTGTTGCTGGGGACATCGATTGCATCGATGATGCGCTTGGCGACTCTGTAGATGCCGACGTGATCGAAGAGTACGCGACCTTGTGTGTCAATGACGAGGCCCGAACGTTTGAGGACGGCCAGGTCTCAAACCCTGAATACTTGAACATACTGGCGCAGAGTGTCGCGGCCGCTTGCAGGGGGAAAATTTAAAGTTGACAGGTTTTTTCGATACGTGCTATATTTCACCCAGGTCATGCGATTGGCGCGTGGCCGCAACCTAGAAAGAGAGAAAGATCATGGATACATTGAACCCAATTTTGAACGCCCTGGTACAAGACCTGGTGCGTCAATTAACCCCTGTTGTTGTGCAAGCAATTGCCGGTGAACTGGAAGACTACAAGCTTCAAACAGATCAGAAAATTTCTGATGCGTTGGACGTGAGCCGCAACTGGGTGCGTAGTGTTGTGGGCGAAGTACTGGACGAGGACTTGCGCGGCCGCGTTGCTGACGTGATTGAAACCATGGATGATCAACACATTATTGACGTTGACGCGATGGCCGCCCGGGTGATCGATAACCTGGACCTGGGCGACCTGGCCGAAAAAGTGTTTGAAGAAGTAGACCTCACCGACCTGGCCGAAAAAGTAGTTGACGAGATCGACCTGGAAGACAAGATCAAAGAGTTTTTCAACGACAACTCGTTTTCTGTTTCTTTGTCTTAAGGGGCCGACATGGGATTACTTAACGAAACACAAAGTGCGTTGTGCGACATGTACGACGTGCGCCGTGCAGTACCGGACAAAATAAAAAAGCTGCCTAAGGACAATGAGGGAACAGAAATCACAGTTGGCCAATGCATTGATGACGTTATCTTATTTTTGGAAGAGCTCGAAACAATCTACCAGGAGAAAACATTGTGAATAAAACTAACGTTGAAAAAATCCAAGAACTGATGACGCGGAGCCCGGCCGGGCCGCTCATGCAAGCATTCATTCTCGAGGCCGTGCGCCGTTATTCGGAAGACATAATTAACGAGGGCATTCCCGAAGATAACCCCCGCGCGCTGATATCCCCCAAGGCCTGGTATGTGTGCGCCGAAGTGGCGCATCTTGAACTAACCTAATCGGAGAAAAAAATGCAAGAACTGAAACCTTATGCGCTGATGAGCTTAGACGAGCGCGCCACCTGGAACCACCGCGCCGCGCAACTGATGGAAAAAATCGGCGGCGGTTTTGCGTCCGCCCTGGCCCTGGCTTATTTTCGCGCTGATGGAACAAATCAGGCGCGCATTTTGGGCGCGTTTGGTGACCTGTTTGATTTGTATAGAAACCGGGCTTTTGAACAGCTCGAAAACGAAGAGCGGGCCCGCCAGGCCCTGGCCGCCCAGGAATAAAAAAATAATTCTCTATTCACCCGGCCGCGCGCCGGGTTTTTTTTGCGTGGCCTGTTGCATTGTTTTTTGTTTGTGTGTAATATCACAAACACCCGGGCCGTGGTGGCCCTGGAATCAGAAAGTAAGAAAGAGAGAAAAATCATGCCCGTAATTAGTGACACGTCCCTATTAGTAATTCTCCCGTCCGGTAATCGTGCGGTGTACCTGGTGCAACCTCAGCACCTAAACCCGACCGCGTCGAACGTAACGCAAAACGAAAACGCGTACATGTACGGCCGCCAGGTAGCCATTGAAGTTAACGGGGCCTGGTTCCGCCCCGGTTTATCCGATGAAATAACCGACCTAAAAACCCTGGCCCTCATCGAGCGCGCGCCCCAGGCCGACACAATCCCAGGGGGCCGGTATGCTTAAAACAATCCGACAAAGCAGCAACAAAAAAACCGGGCCGATCGCGACAACGTACCGGGCCGGACAACATCACACGTTCGGCACGTGCCCGAAAACGTGCGCGTTAAACCCGAACGGCCAACATGCGGCCGCCCTGGTAGACACCGATTATTTGGCCGCCGTATATAACGCGGTACCGCGTAACGGCCAGGCCTGGACGTATTCGCATTTTGGTTTTGAAAATCTACCAAAACCCGCGCCAGGTAAAACAACTATTAATTTCAGCGCGGACACAATGCCCCAGGCCGTGGCCGCCGTCCGCGCCGGTCACCCGGCCACAGTGGCCGCCCCGGCCGGGACTGTTTGGCCGTACACGTTCGACG